CAGCCCACATCGTCGAGCCAGAGAGGCTGGCAGCAGTCCGGGCAGTGCGTCACGTCATCCGGTCTCACGGGCAACTAATCCTGTGCAACCGGGCGATGCTGAGCTCGTAGAAGCCGATCTCCCTGGTCGGGGTCGCGCGGGCGAGGACGAGAATGTCGATGCTGGCGTCCCGGAGTTCGCAGATCGCAGCCCGGTTGTCATTCCGTGCGTGTCGCATCTGGAGCAGCGTGTACCCGAACGCGGCAGCACCTAGGCTGATCAGGACCGCAGCCAAGATCAAGGCAACAGTGAGCCGGGTCATCCTCGGTCGGCGATCATCGTCGCCATCATTGCGATCGCAGGAACGGCGAGAACGACGATCACGATCACGAACGCCCATAGGGCGCGTTTCACCAGCCGCAGCTCTTTCCAGAGCGCGCCCATCTCACTGTGAGTACTAGTGGTGAGGATCCGCACTCGTTCGGCGAGGACTGCCGGCTGGGTGTCCTCGAGCTTGTCGAGACGCCGCTCGTGGGCACGGAGGGTGGACGCTACCCCGCCGTTCACCGGTGGAACGCTCACGGCTTCGGCGGCCTCTTGATCAGTTTCGCCCCCTGAGCCCCCTTGCGGATCAGCTCAGCCGCCTTCGAGGCGGCGGCGTCCAGAGATGGGGACGTGTACACGATCCTCGCCTTCTCGCCTTCACCCCGCACAACCTGGTAGACGGGCCGTCTCTTGGGCTTGACGGGCGGTACGGGGGCAATCACGCCCTCGAGGAGCGCGGCAAGCCGCATGGTGGAGATGACCACCGTGGCCCTTGACCACTGGTAGGTGCTCTCCTGTACGGCGTCGGACTGGTTCCCTCCAAGGCCGACGAACGTGCCGGTCGCCGCATCCCGGCTGACGAGGCAGGTGATGTGGTCGCAGCCGAGGCACGGCCAGTCGCCGGGTTTCGCCATCTCCTTCGGGATGGTTAGGCCGCGCTCACGGGCATCGTCGGCTAAGTCGCATACCTCAGCCGTCGCGCGCGGGTACTCTTTCCCGAACACCTTCCAGACGGTCAGTTGGAACTCGGCCACACACCACGGCCAGCCCTGCTGCCCGGGGCCGGGGACGCGAAGCCAGGTGCGCTCCTGCGCCTCGTTCACGCACGGCCCGTTGTTCGTCCCGGCCGGGGTCTCGTGGCAACCGACGCGCAAGCGCAGGGTGGCTAGGGTCCGTTCGTTGGGCGTTTTGGGCATCGTGTCTCCTATCCTCCGAAGACGCTCATCGGATCCCGAAGATTCTCGAAAACGTATCCGCCTTCCAGCGTCTGCCAAAGCTCTATGTGACTATGCGGTGATCCCCCAGTCCACGGGCTGACGGTCGCGATCTGCGCCCCGGCTCGCACCCGCTGTCCGACCTTGAAGTCGCGCGGGTTGACGTGGCGGAACACGAACACCCGTCCGTCTGCCCCCTGGACTTTGACGACACCACCGTAGACTTGGCCGCTCGTGCCGACGCTCGGCTTCACCTCCACGATCATCCCGTCCATCGGGGCGAACACGGCTGAGCCGGCGGGGGCGAACCAGTCCTTCGCAGCGTGGTAGCGGGTGCCGTTCGCGGCCGGTGCGCCTTCAGCGTCCGGGGACGCGAACTCACTGCCACTCGTGACCTTGGTTGTCATTGGTGCGATGAGGTTCCCGATCCTGACCGGCTTCCCAGCCCGGACTCGTGGGGCAGCTCCGGCCTTCGGAGCCCCGGTGTGGAACTTGGGCATTTCCATGAGCATCCGTATCGGGTCATACGTGCCCTGCGCAATCTGCCCTAACGTGGCGAGGGCGAATCCTTTACGGTCAAACCCTGGGGCGGATGCGGGGGAGCCAGGGGTAGCGGCTTGTGAGCCAGGCGCGGGTCCGAAAGGGACAGCCCCAGGGCCGACCGCCCCCCCCGCTCCCAACTGGTTCATCACGGCTGACACGTTTCCGGCCCAGCCGGTGTTCAGCCAGTTCGGGTCATTCGCCGCCCCCAACGGTGCCCACTTGCGGCCGATCTGGGGGACTGTGGTGAGCCCCTGATCGAGGTAGCCCTTGCGAAGGCCGCGGGCCACAGTGTCGATGCTCGCTTCCCAGGAGGGGAATGCGATGTGTGGCCCCCACCCCCAGGCGTTGTGACCGGTGGTGATGTCCTGGCCGGCTTTGGGGTTGGTGGCGAACGAGGTTTCCGCACCGGCGATGGCGACGAGCAACCGGGGGTCGACGCCGTAGCGTTGGCCTGCCCGGACAATGCTGGCGGCGTAGGGGGCTAGGGGTGACCGCTTCGACGTCAGGTAGCGTTGGATTTGGCGAGTCAGGCGGATGGTGTTGACACGCTTAGCCATCGGAGTATGCTCCGTCCGTCATGTCCGTCCTAGACAGGATTGGGGTGTTGGTCGCGATTGTCTTCTGGATTGGGACCATGGTCATCGCTTATGACTTTGGCCGTAGCCGAGGCCGACGCTAGCCAGCAAGCTGCTTCTTCTTCTCTCGTGCCTTGTCGATCAGGTAGTCGATCCCGTACCCCAGTTCGTCCTTGAACCTGAGTCGTTCGTTGATCCACGTCTTGAACGCCTCAGACCACTTGGCGACTTCCGGGTCTGTGCTGTCGGGCTTGAAGTAGGCGGTGAAGTTCTTCTCAAGCTCGGGGGTGAGCACGTCCGGGCGTACCTGCTTGAGAACGGCGAGCTTGACCGCGTACTCCTGCTTCGGCGTCAACCCTTGGTCACCAGACTCGTACGTGTTGTCGCCAACCTTGATCCCGAGTCCTTCCGCGAGCGACCGTTGCCCGGCGAGTACGCCTTCGTACATCTGCCGGTACTTGACCGCGTACGGCAAGTAACCAGGGTTGATCAGATCAGGGTTGTCGCGGACGAACTGCGCGCGTTTGCGCGCTGCCGTGCTGATTCCCCTGTCGCCGGTCGTGATCCTCTTGGCGGTCTCAGGGTTGAATGGCTTCGGGGCGAGGCCGCCTAGGCCGATCCTGATCAGTTCGTCCGTCTTGGTGCGCGGGTACAACGCCTGCTTCGACTTTTCCTCCGTGAGCCCCTTGTAGAAGCGGACAGGGGGGAGCGTCTCGTAGCTTTGCCGTAGGAAAGTGCGAGCACCGGAGCCGACTTCCTTCTGCTTGAACGTGTCGTACCCGGTGATGGCGGTAACGATGTTGCCGATGGCCGGGGTCAGACTTTCCGCCAGTTGCGGCATGTCGGTCGAACCGGTCGCGAACCCGTACACGGACTGAGCCAGCTCGACTGCGGTAGCTTGCGGGAACAGTTGGCGGAGGCCGATCACAAGTGGCATTCCTTCTCGGCCGACCCCCAGCTTGTTCAACTCTTCGGCCAGCCCCTCGGGGAGCGGCACATCGAACTGCGTGTACCAGGGGCGGTCTTCGCCGAGTTTCTCTTCCGCGTACTCTTTCGTCTTGTAGCCACCGTAACCGAGGCCAGCAGCCTGGTAGGGGTGTTCCAGGGGGAACCGGTAGGTGTAGCGGCTTGCGCCCTTGACCCACGGGTAGAAGAAGAGGATGCGGCCGATGATGTGCTGCTCGACCGGGCTTTGGCGTCCATAGTCGATGATCGCGTCGTTACCGCGACGGGCGATCTGGTCGACGTTTCCCATTGCCACTTCGTCGCCGGAGCGGGCGGCGTCGAAGAGGGCATCTACCTCTGCGTGCGTCCGATATCCCTGCCTGCGCGCTTCGTGGAAGAACGCGGCACGCCGGGGGAGAAGGTCGGTGAGGGTGCCGATCGCGCCGCCAACGGGGGCTGTAACGCCTTTGATTCCAGCTGTTATTGGGCTGAACGTGGCGGTCAGGCCTCTGCCGATTACCCCGTCCAGGGCGACGACGTTCTCCGCTTTCATCTTCGTCATTAGCCGCACAGACTTGATCCAGTTGGCAGGCAGGAACGCGCCTTGTTGGAACAGGTTCATGGCGGTGTTTCCGAGGAAGTTGACCGGCCCGTACGCTGGGTTCAGGAATAGGATCGCGAACCGTTCGAGGTCGTTGTACACGTCGACGCTGCCCTTGAGAGCCCGCGTCCCGATGCTTTGGCTGCCGGGGAACTTGAGTGCGAACGGGTTCAACATTCCGATCTTGTCGACCATCGCCTTCGGAACCCATTTGATGTTCGCGATCGGCTCTAGGCTGGGCGGAATGTTCGGGAAGAGAGCGTCCCGGAGCGTCTGGGCCGTATCGTCACCGAGCCGTTCCATCTCCCTGCCGGTGAACCCGGCCTTACTCTCCCAACGGTCCCAAAACGACTTGAGCGCACCCGGAAGATCCTTGGTCGGGTCTACCTTGATCGCTACCCAGTCGTCCAGGTGAGCCGGATCGGGGGTGTCTCGGGCACCTGTGAGCAGGATGTCCCGAAGACGTTTGATCGAGTCAAGTCGGATCGCCTTCGCGAGTGCGCTCGCGCTGAGGTTCGTGACGTCGGTGCGGAAGAGTCCGCTCTCTTTCAGAGCACCCTTGTAGGCGTGCGTAAGAGACGGGTCACGTCCGAGGGCGGTGATACCCCTGCGCCAGCCGCCGGAGATGATCGCGCCAGCTTGCAACGAGACGGACCTGGGGCTCACAACAGTGGAGCCGGGCACTCCTCGCGCCTCGGGAACGTACACCTTGCCTCCCGAGAAGCCCTCGGCGCCGGTGATGGTGCCTCCACGCGCCCTGATCCCCTGAGCTACCTTGACACCCTGAGAACGGATGCGGGCCGCAGCGCCCTCAGCCTCAGTCAACACCCGACCCGCCTGCTCACGCGACGCCCTACTCGTGCCCCGGGCCGATTCGAGCGCGATCACAGCGCGGCGCAACGAGCCGACCATCCGATCGAGTTCAGTATCAGCCATCGCTCCCGCCAGCTCGTGCCACTGCGTAACCTCCGCACCCTCCCGGCGCAGAACGTCCGCTTCCGCCTTCGTCAGCTTCAGGCTCTTGCGAATCGCGTTCACACGTGCGATACGACGAGCGATGTCAGCGGCAGTGAACCCTCGGGTGGCCGTGATCGCGTTCTCAAGCGCATCCTGTGCCCGACTGAGTGCTGCTTGCTGCCGCTCAAGTCTGTCAGCAACACGAATCCTGGCGCCCCTAGCTCGGGAGCCCGCAGCGAATGTGCGCGCGATCTCCTTGTCCCATTCGGCTGTGCTAATACCAATCCGTTCGGCCTCCCGCCGGAACTGCTCGCCACGGGCAGACACACGGGAAGCACTGCGCGTAAGCTCCCGAGCTTCACCTTTGCCCGCAGTGATGATGTCCGACTCGAGCGCACGGACTCCAGTAATGTGCTGGCGAATGTCCGCCTTCGCATCACCCCGCGAGTAGAACTTTGCGCCCTTGACGATGCGACCTGGCATCTGGATTCGGGCGGCTATTCCCTCCTCAGTAAGACGCCCCAGGGATTTCGCGATCTCCTCTCTCGTCCCGGACGTCTTCTCAAGCAACCCCCACGCCTGCGCGAGCACACGTTTCGACGGCTGCAACGTCGGCCCGGTCGGCAAGTCCAGCAAGTGTTTCCGGGCCGCCTGGATCAGCGCGATATGCAACCGATGTGCCAACTCTGAGTCCTTGTCGCCGCGCACAGCCGCCGCAGTCGCCTGCTTCGTGTAGTACGCGATCTGCTCGTCGATCGGAACGCCCTCCGCGACGAGGCGCAGGGCGACTTGCTGGTCAGCACGGAGCTTCCTTCCGACCTTACGAAGCGCCTCCCCCGGGGAGGCTTTCACCAACGACACGTTCTTCGACGTCCGTTGGATCTCGGACGCGATCTTCTTCGTCTTGCTGGTACCGGTTCGGGCTGCCCAGGAGAGGTTCTCGATGCCACGTCCGATCAGGGAGCCGGCGGCCGGAATGGTGGCGGAGTAACCGGCGTGTGCGAGAGTTCGTGTGGCCGGGGCTCCTGCGCGTAGGAGCTTCCCGGCCCTGCCGAACGGGAACACGCCAACGAGGCCGAGCGCCACATCCTTCGGGTCAAAGTACGGTTTAGGGCCGCCCGGCAGATAGGAGGCGAGGGAGGGGCCGACAGCCATCGCGGACCCTTCCTGCGCGAACCCCTTCAACTGGGAGCCAAGCGCCCCCCGTGGGGCGGCAGCGAGAGCGACAGGCCGCCCAACGAACTGCCCCCGTTTCTGCGCCAGGGTTGCCTGTCGGCGCATTTGCTCCCAGGCGAGCACTTCGTTCCTGAGCTTGCTGTCCAGGGCGGCAGGCCCACCAACCGTGGTGAGCGGCGCTCGGGTCAGTCCGGGGTTGCGGGCGAGCCAGGAGGCGTCCGGGGTCGCCTGCGCGAGGAACGCGCGAGTGCGCGCTTGCTTTATCTTGGCCGGGACACGCGGATTGACGTTGACAGCCCGTTTCTTGCGGGCTGCGGCTGCGGCTTGCCGCCGATCCTTAGCGGAAGGCGGCAAGTCAGAACCGCCGTGGGGCGCTACCCACGCCAGAACCCGGTGATCCAGATGAGTAGGGGAGAGTTCCGCCGCCTGGCCCGCCGACTGAGGTTAGTGGCTTCGGTGGGTAGATGCTGAGTCCGGCGAGATACTCGCGGATCCGGCGGCGTATCACTCTGTCCTTGACACCGTGCTTCCATTTGCCTGGCCCTGTCCCATAGGTCGTGTGCAGGTAGGCGTAGATGGCCTTGTACGCCTGGGCATAGGTGGGCGTGGTCGGGCCGGATGGAGCAGTATCTGCTGAGCCCGGTGGGGCGTTCAAATTCGGTTCGCCACTAGCAGTCGTGCCTCCCCGGTTGATCTGAGAAAACACAGTCTTGTATGCGGAGTCGATGCCTTTCCCGATCTCCTCGAGGTACGCGGGCCGCTTGCTCGCCGCTTTCGTCGGCTTCTTCGCCTTCCATGGTCGGACGTTGCCGTTTGCGTCCAGCATCGCGTTGCCGTAACTGTCCATCCAAATCCCGGCCTGCTCCGATGCAGCTACGTTGACCTTCCCGGTCCCAGATGGCGGCTCGACCGGCATCGCCTCCCCGGTCATCGGGTTGTAACCGGCAGCAAGAAGGTTGTCCCACTCCTGATTCGACACGTCAGAACCGGCTATCTTCGCCGAAAGCTTCATCGCCTGAACATCCAACTGGTACTTGCGGTTCGACTCGATGATCGACCACGCTGTTTTCGCCTTCTCCAGCTCCTGCGCCCACAACTGCTGAGCCGCCTCCGCACGCATCCCCGGCAACTGCGCTGCTAGGGCTTGCATCCTCGACGAAATCTCCGCTTGCGCTGCCCCGGCCTCTTCGTTGATACGGGCGATCTCCTGCTGCCCGGCCCTAGCTGCTACTGCCGGGAGCGTCTGCGCGTAGGAGGTCATCGCCGCACCCTCACGATTTAACGTTGTAGCTGGCAGATAGCCGCCCAACCCGTACAGCACGTCCCCAGCGCCCTGGCCGACATTCTGGACACCTTCGATCTGACCCTGGGGCGCGCCCTGCTGCTGTAGGAACGCGGCGTCCTGTCCGCCCTGCTGGTTCGCCAGCATCTCCAACCCTGCTGAGAACCCCTTCCCGAACGCCCCCTGCGACTGAGCAGCGGTCTGGTAGGTCTGTTCGATGCTGCCGGCGATCGGCTGCAACATCTGCCCTAGCCCCTGGTACAGACCTGATACCTGATTGCTTTGCGCCGACGTTTGCCCAGCGAGACGCTGAGCCTCCGCCTGCAACATCGCCTGCTCCGGGCCGACCTGCGAAGAGACCATCGACCCAATCTGCGCCGACATGTCCTCCTGCGACATCGGGGCGAGCAGGGCAGCGAGCTCCGGCGGCAAGCCGTAACCGCCACCGCCGAAGCTGGGGCGAGCCGGACGTGCGCTAGTCGCCCGTACCGCGCGAATCGCCTGAATCTCCTGCTGAGTCCGTTGCGCCCGCGCCTTCTTCCGCGCCTGTTGCGCCAGTTTGATTTGCGCCTTGGTCGCCATTTACAGCCTCCCCGCCTGCCGTTGCGTCGCATCAAACGCAGCCTGCCCCAACCCCGCCTGAGTTTGAAACCCAGCCTGCGTCAACGCCGCCTGCACCCCCGACAGGTACTCGAGCAGTTGCTTGCGCGAGTCATACTCGGTTTGCTGGCGTTGCAGGCCGAGCTCGGCCAACTGGGAGGCGGTCTCCCCGGATTGCAACATGCCCCTCGCGGTGAGGTCGTTTACCGAGCTGCGCCGAGCGAGATCAGCGGCGTGTTGGATGCGGGCCAACGTGGACATGCCCGCTTCGGTGTTCTGCTTCGCGAGCTGACGAACGAGATCGGTAACCCACGGGTTCTGGTTAGCCGCCCCGACAGCCTTGTCGTAGATGGCTTTCTTCGCGTTGTAGGCACCCATCTGGTTTTGCCACGTCCGCAAGTCGTTCGTGTACTGGACGACGGCTGCAGCACGTTGAGGGTTAGAAGTCATGTTCGCGTAGTCAGGTACGGCAGGTCTGATAGGCGCAGCCCCCGGACTAGCAGGCAGGTTCGTCGTTGGATCTAGCGCGCCCACGTCCCCGAAACCGATCAGCGCCTCCTGTATCTTCTGCTGCGCTTGCGCCTGCTGAGCAACCCACTGGGCGTTCAACAGGCCGGTCTGTTGGATGTACCAGGGGTCGGCGAGTATCGGGTTCGACTTCGCCTGCGACCGCTGTTGATTGGCCCACTGCTGCCGCTCGTACGCCTCGCCACCGGGGGCATAGGGATCCTGAAACGGTGGGGGTGGCATGGACTTCCACGGCGCTCCCGCCGTGGGCATCCCGTAGTTCGTTTGCCGCCCCGTCATCGGATCCGTGTACTGAACGAACTGGACAGGCGTCGCTTCCGCCTCCCAGTTGGCCGCATCCGACGGTGGCAAGCCGGTCATGATCTGCGAGTAGTTTGGATCTACGCCCCCGGCTGGGAGCGGCTGCCATGGGTTGTTTGCCATCTGCCCTCCCTAGCTCAATCTCGCGATGATCATGTTCGAGTTCGCTGTCGCGGTCGCTGTTGACCAGGACTGCGTTTTCTTCGCACGCAACTCAGCCGTTTGGGAAGCCGCAGTCGTGGTCACATACCATTGATTCGCCACCAATCGAGTCTCACTCGCAACAACATTCGGAACCGACAGCACAGGACTTTGCTGCGTACCACCGACGTACAAGTACCCAGTCAGAGTCTCAGCGAAACCGGAGCCGTACACAGTGACCGTCACGACATCGACATCGTGGTTGCGAGTCGCACCACTAAACGTAGCCCAGACGGCGACACCAAGTTCCAAGTTGTTGATCTCAGATGCCGTCCACACCGGCATCGTGCTCCACAGATCGGTGGATGTCCCGAGCGTGTGAGTCGTGAAATCCGTTTGGGCGGCTGTGGTCTTAGCCGCCCCCACTAGATTTCCGGCTCTTAGAAGCTGAACGTTCCAAGTGCTTCCAGAAACAGTGGTTTTGCCGATGAACTTGACTTCAACCCCTTGCACTGTTGCGTCGCCAGGAATCCCAGCTCCGAAACCGTAGAGTTCAAGGTAGTCGGACTCACCGAGAGCACAGTTGGCGGTCCCACCGGTAACGGCCAGAGCAAGATCCGTGCTCGTCCAAGCCACGTTGCCACCTCGGTCTACGTTCAAGGTGGACGTTCCATTCGTTTCCCCTGAGTTACCTGACTGTGAGCCCAACGTGAACTCGAAGCTGCCGGTGACAAGGTAGTTGCCGGGGTTGTAGATCGTCGCCGAAGCCCCGGTGAGAGCCGCAATGGATGTGGTGAGGGTCGTGGCGGTCGCTGCTGTCTTCCCGTTGTTGGCGATCTGGGCGTTCCAGCCGAGCAACTGATTCAGATGAAATGCTGGTTGGTTGATCTCCAAGTAGGAGCCCAACCATGTCTTGAACTCACGTGGGAATGCGAGCGGGTCAGCCATTGATTCACGCATGATCCGTCGCACATCCTGTTCGGTTAGCGCCATCAGACCCTCGAAGCCTCGCGGGCGTGAACTTCCGCCCCCAACCCGTAGAACTTAGTGACCGAGCTTGCGTTCGTCTGCGCCACCTTGAACCCCAATCCTTCCGCTGACACGTTCAGGAACCGGCGCGCGTACGTGTACGCGGTCGATTCCGCGAACGTGTTCGACGTGGTACCGTCGAGCTTCTTGACCGTGATATAACTCGTCGCCTCCGGGGTCGCCACGTAACTAAGAGTAAGCAAAGGGTTGTCTGTGGCAGCGTCCTGACAGTCGTATGTCATGTATGCGCGCTTCCACGACAGCTTCCCAAGCTTCGGCTTGAAGAACGCGGTTTCCAACACCGGGGTTACCGCTGTCGTGTCCGCGTCGTTCTTCACCCCGGCGGCCGGACTCCACATCGACGAGAGAGAGTTCACCCGCGGCTGAGCCCGGCTTCCGTAGTACGTCTCCGCAGCCGTGCCGACCGCATCCCAAAACATGACCGCTTTCACATTCGACAACCGCAACCACCGCCGCGTTTCCGGGTCAACCAGGAACGAATCCTTGAACGTGGCCCCGTCCATGACCGAGATGACGTAACGGCGCCTGTGCCGTCCGGCCGCGATCCTCCACGTCGAGGCGTATGAGGCCACCGTGTCCCGCCAATACCGTTGCATCCCCCCGGCCTTCGTGAGATCCAAGACGGCGGCCCCATCGGTGATATACACCCCAGTCGTGTTGGCAAAGATCACTTGGTCGTCGATTACCACGACCGAGCGGGCGTCGATACAACCGGGCTCGTACAGGGGCTCTTGCACCATGTCCGTGCCGGGCGGCGGGGTCGCACCTCTGATCCGCTCGACTCGCTGGTTCGAGAACAGTAGGAGCGCGTTGCGAAGGGCAGCAACGGCGACGATCGGGAACGATGCGCTTATCCACGAGTTCGTCGTATCCCACGAGGTCGGATCTCCGGCCCCGGAGAAATAGGCGTACGTGGGTTGGGCGCTCGTGTTGGCGAGGACGGTGCGGTCCTTGTAGACGGCGGCGAACTTGGCGGCCGGCGGGCTGCCTGCTAGAGCGCCCAGGGTAGAGCCGTCGTAGTAGCCGGGGGCGGTGGTGCCGTTGCCACGTGGGATGATCAGCTTGTTGCGGTGAAACGCGAGCGGCCCTACTGGGGTCGAGGAGTTGGAGATCCCGACGTCGGTGACGGTACCGGCGGCTGCGATCGTGTAGAACTCTCCGTCCTCGTCGATCGCACAGTTCTTCGCTGCCGCGGCGAACGGGGCGTACGCTCCGGCGACAATGTAGCTGGCAGTGCTCTTGGTCGCCGAGATGTCAGCGGACCCGTACGACCAGCCGCCCCTCTTTGTCAGCGGTGCGTCCAACCCCGGCAGGTAATCGACGAGGTTCCAACATGCATTCCCTGGAAGCCGGTCACGGGAAACGTCACGGACCATCATGTCGAAAGTGCCCTGCAAAGGCGTGACTTTAGCCACGTCAGCACTCCTCGATCAGATCAAGAGCATTCACGGTAACGGCCGCCAACGTCAACGTGTCCGAACTAAGAGCAGTAAGCGTCAACGCGCCCGGCGTGATCGTCGACAATGTGAGCGCCCCTGGAGTGAGAGTAGAAAGCGTCAGCGTGTCGGGCGTGAGCGCCGTGGCGATGACGGTGTGGCATACGACCCGCCCGCCGGATACGGAGACTGCGCTGGCAACCTTGCCGGTCTTCTGGTAGATGGTGCCGGCCGCTATGTACTCTGAGGCACCGGATGGGACGGCGGCCGATACGACCTTGCCTGTCTCGGCGGCGGTGAAAACGTCAGTTGCAGAGACCGCCGCGGCGCTGGCGACCATGCCCGTCTCGGCTGCGGTGCGTACGTCAGCACCTGCCACAACAGCAGCAGACACCACCGAACCGGCCTCTACGGCCTCGCGGGCATCCGCGCCTGACGTGACACCCACAGAGACGATAGAACCGGTATCTACAGCCTCGAACACATCGGTGGCTGCAATCGCGACAGCACTCGCCACTAAGCCAGCCTCGACGGCTTCGTACACATCTACTCCCGCTGCGACTACCGCAGAGACGACCACCCCAGCCTTCTCGTAGGTCGCCGCCTTTGTGCCAACGCCGCTGATGACGGTATCGGAGATGGCCGCGCCAGTCTCAGCGGCCGTGAACACGTCGGCCGCGCTGACGACGGCGGCACTAACGACAGCGGCCGTCTCCGTTGCCTCGAACACGTCGGCGCCCTTGGCGACGGTCGCGGAGACTACAGCGCCCGTCTCTGACGCGGTGAGCACGTCGGGGCCTGCGGTGGCGGCTGCGGAGACGACCGCCCCTGCCTTCGTGTACGTCGTGCCCGCGGCCGCCTTGATCTCGGCAGCGACCGCTCCGGCCCGAGTGCTCGTCACCCACGAGTACGATGGCGACGTATCCTGTCCAAGCAAGTAGGCGGCCGCGAACCCATCACCCGGAGTGGACGCAGACACGTCGCCAAGCTCGGTATATCCGGTCTCTTGCGCTTTGGCCTCATTTTTACCGTGCCCACAGAAGATGACGGCCAGGTTGTTAGTCGCATCAGCGAACGCGGCTAGAGTGACCGTGAGCGACGTGCCTGCTCCAGTCAGTGTGTTAGTGGCCGACTGGACGATGGCCCCAGACCCGTTCGTTCCCGACGTGTCGATGCCAGTCAGTTGCCACCAATCGTAGTGGCATCCGGTCTGCGTCACACCGTTGAAGTCGATCGTGAGCTGACCCGTGGTAGGGCTTGCACCGAGGGCACGCCAGAGCGAAACCATCTTGATTCCGTCAACACCCCATGCCGCAGTCTCAGCGACTTTCACCCAGGTAAGACCACAGCCGGTGATGCTGGTCGGAGCAAGCGCCGGACCTGTCCCGATCGAGTTATGGACTCCGATCAGTTGCAGCGCGTTCGCGGTCGGCGTCTGCGACGAGGTGAGGTAGCTAGTCGCATCAGTGGTGGACGCCGCGGCTGCGAGAAGGGAGGCGGAGATCGCCATTACATTCTCGATTCGCTATTCAGCATGTAAACGGCCTGCACCATGTTCCTCGCCCCGGCCTTGCGCATCACGGCGCGGCGCTTGCCCTTGATCGTCTCCGGCGAATAGCCAAGCCGCTTGCCCGTCTGGGCGACCGTCAACCCGTCCGCCGCAGCCCGCAACACCGCCAGCTCACTCTCCGTCAATCGCTCATGGCGGTGCGTGAGACGCTCAGGAAGCTCCGTGCGCGCAAGCTCAAGGAGCGCCCGGCCTGCCAGCCGATGGGGCAAGCAACGTCGCAAGGCCGTGTAGGCGTCCCACGTTCGGCCAGAAGCGAGCGCCCTGCTGATCCCCGGCATCAGATCAGGAAGCGCCAGCGTCATTCGGTCCTCCGATCACCCATGGAAAAGGCCGCTAACGCGGCCTCCCCACATCCTATGGGAAACGCTCTCAATCGAAACACCGGCACGTCGGGCAATGCGGCGAGGACGCACCCCTACCGTGGTTGCCTATCCATAGCTCGAGGTTCTCGATGCGGTTGTCCAGCTTGTCGCCGTTCAAGTGATGCACGGTCTCGTGAGATCCAAGGGAACGTCCGAGCTCGCGCTCCATCACCACACGATGCTCAGGGCGGTACGAACGTCTTCCCTTACCTACTTCCCCTACAAGCACTTGCCGATACCCATTTGTATCGATGTACGACCCTTTGGCCGCCAACCCTCGCAGACGTCGGCCAACCTTGTCAGCCCGATTCGCGCATGCTCGCGAGCAGAAGGTGCCAGGTTGGAACTTCGTTCTGCCCACAATGAACGGGAAGGTCTTCCCGCATTGAAGGCAGGTGCGCTCCTCGCCTCGATGCCGCTGACGGGAGTCTTGATACCACCACTGACCTGATCCATCCTTGAACCATGTAGCTGCCATACCATTAATATAGCAGGTGAGCGGGTGGCCGTCAAACATGCCAATTTGCGGGAGTTTACGAATTGTATTGGAAGCTGGGCGTGACTTTAATGATATCATTTGTGGCCAGGACCACGGCGGTCACGTCGTCGAAGTTCGCCGCCCCCTCGCACTTGTCGCCGGTCGTCGAAAGGATGTCGCTGAGGAAGAGGCCGTTGATCGTCGCGCCGGTCGCCCCTACGGTCGGGAACGTGATCTGCGAATACGTCGTCTTCCGCCCGCCCGTGCCGGCGGCCACCGCCCCCCACGTCGCGGTTGTGAGCTCCTGCCGTGCGTAGTTCGTGAACACGGTCTCGGTGATGTCGGCCATCGTCTGACCGGACGTGATCACCGTCGACGCTGTCTGTGACGTGAACAGGCACAGCCAGCAGCTCGTCTGCCTGGTTGAGTTCTTCGGGAACTGGCCGAGGAGCAGGTCGAGCCCCTCATCTGGGATGATTTCGGAAATTTATTTCACCCCCCCTCGCGGCTCGTGCGTGTGTCCGGTGTCGGCGCCTGGCTGGCCGCAGTTCGGGCAGACGCCCTCGCCGGCCAGACCCTTTTCCTCGATCTCCTCGTACGCCTTCCCGGTCAGTACGTGGAGTTGCTGGGAGGTGATGCCGCCTGTGAAGTGGCCGGGCTCGCCGACGGCGCCGAGCGAGCAGGCCGGGTTGTCGCACTGGTAGACGACGCTCATATCGCTCCTCCTGGTTCGGGTAGCGGCCCCCCAAGCGGATGCTTGGGCGGGCCCTGGCACGGGTCGCACAGCCGCGGCGTGTCGTCGTACGCCACGAACAGGTTCATGCAGCACGCGCAGAGCTGGAGCGTGTGTTTCCGCGGGTCGTACTGGACGCCGAGGGTGCGGCCGAGCCTCTTGACCGCGTCGGGGTCGCGCACTTGCCGCTTCTGGCGGTCGTGGACGCAATACACCTTGGCGCTACCGCCGATCCCGAGTTTCACAGCAGCCATCAGCGAGCGATACGCGATGGGTCAGAGTAGACGGGACGTGGGTAACGACCGAGTTTCATCGCCGCCGGCCGAGTACCGCCCAACCGCCGTTCCGCCGTCTTCATCTCCTGACATGTGCGCTCGAACAATGCTCGCCAGTAGGAGCCGAACTGTGACGGCCCCTGCTCGTTGTACTCGGCTGCTCTCGCGAAGGCGTAGTATTCGAGCGCCACATGCCACTCCGCTGGAACAGAATCAGGGGTGTTCGCCCCGGTCGTCATCGCGGTCGGACGGGGAACGTAGAAGATCGTCAACGTCTCCCCCGACCCCGGGGTCGGGTACAGCATCAGTGTGTTCGCCTGCTGGCAGTACCACTGAGCTGTTGTTGGCGAGGACGGCTGGTTCATCCGGTACGTCAGCAAGTCCTGTGTCGTCAACCGGATCAGCGGATAATCCGTTGTGGAGACGGTGTTGTACAGGTCCAGGATCGACAGGATCGCCGAGTCCAACGTGTAGTCGTCGGTGCCGGATGTGAGGGCCATCGTCGCGGTCCCGACCTTGCAATGGGTTTTCAGCAACACCTGCTCCTGCGCCTCGTTGACCCACCCGTCGATCAGCGTTTGTTCATCCCCGGCGGCGGTACCTGTCAGGCCGATGATCGCGCTCACCCTGAGCCGGTATTGCGTCAAAGTGGTGGAGGCCATCTAGGGGATCCACACTCCTCTCGTGCGTAACCGTTGCTCCGCCTGCTCCGCCTCACGTTCGCGGAGCTCAGCGTCGGTGACCATGTACTTGTCGTCGCCGGCGTACAGACGGGAGAAGTCGATTCTTTGCTGGTCTTTCACTGGGTAGCCACAACCTGGGAACGAGCACACCTCCGGATACGACGCGGTGAACTTTTGGTAGCAGTTCAGGCACCGGTAGCCTTTCGCAACCTGATCCAACCACTCGGCGCTGAGCCAGGTTACGTGATCGAGGGTGAGCCGGCCGGTCGCATCCGTGACCGTTATGGAGTCGTCTTCGATGTCGATGTTGCCCTTCCACTCGTCGCTCATGGGACCCCCTCCCAAAAGTCGAGATGGGAAGCAAACAGGCTCTTGTTGTGCCCGTGGAACCGGTAAACCCACGTGATTTCGGGAACGCAGAAGAAGCGGGCGCCTTTCTGTTGGCAGAGCCGCCAGAACTCATTGTCTTCTGCCCGCTGCTCTTTCCCCCACCTGACCTCTTCCCACAATGACCGACGGATCAGAGCGGTGGCCGGAATCTGCGGAATGTCCGCATCCGGGTCGTACGGAGTGTTAGGCGACCAGCCGCGACCGGTCACCTCACAATAGGAGTAGATGACATCCGCCTCATTCGTGTGAGCCGCCAGGGTTTCCAAGTGATGGGGGAGCATTAGGTCATCGTCAGCCAACGTGGCTAGCCACTCGCAGTCCGTTCGTTTCGCCATCCTGTTGAGCTGGGGGCCGCACCTCTCGGTGCGCTTCTCGTCCAGCTCGATCAGGTGCTCGACTGGTTGCAACGTTTGGGCGCGCACACTGGCTTTGCACTCCTCGAGCATGTCGGCGCGCTCCGGGATGGTGGGGGTGATCACCGCGATTCGCACCTGTAGAACTCCTCAGCGGCGAGAACAACGTTCTCCGGGTAGAGAGATTCGAGCTGCCAGAACGGCTCCGGCCCCACTGACTCCCATAAGTGCTCAAACTGATCGAACGAGTGCAGGTTCAGGTGGCTCTTGAAGCCGACCCAGGCGAGATGATCGATCTCCCTGAACGTGAGCCTCGCCCCGGGGTTCGCCCCGGTTAGATTGGAGATGGTACTCGCGTCAATCCCGTTCTCCGCCTCGTCCGTCGCCGGCCTGTCCCCGCACGCTTTCAGAAGCTCTGCGGGGATCACGAACGGGCCGGCACCGTAACGGTTGAACTGATCCATCACGCTCAACCTGGCCAACCGTGTCCCTGTTTCGTCGACCATCGCGTGTTGCCTGGATGTGAAAATCTCGTCATTTGCGGGGAGTTCTGTGAACACGGTTCGGGGGAGTATCCAGTTGTCCGAGCCAACCGGAACCACGTAATCCGCACCACAGTTAGCCGCGAACTGAAAGCCATCGTTGTACTTCCTGCCGAGTGGCGATGACGCCTGCGTCACGGTGTGAAACCCGAGCTTCCTGGCTATGTCGATGTTTCCGTCATCGGCGATGACGACCGCGTATCCGTCCGCCCCAGGCAGATGATCGAGCGCCCAGCGAAGCTCCTGGAAACAGACGGCGGACAGAGCAACGCGGCCCCAGGCAGGGATCACGAACCAGACGCTCGGCATCTCTCGATCAGCTCCGACGTGGAGATCCCAGGCGTGTATGGCGGATGCACCGTTACGATCTGGTGCTTCGCCAGAAACGCCTCCGTGACCCCCATCTGCGCATACAGGGGCAGCCCCGTCCAGTCCGACCCATGAATCAGGTAGTTCGGCTTCACGCCCAGGATCGCCCGGGTGGAGTCCTCGTCGTCATCGTTGACGATCACGCTGCTGACGTAGCGGCAGGCGTCGACGACAGCCCACCGTTCCTCCAAGGTCATGACCGGCGGGCGCTTGTACCGTGTGACGAACTCGTCCCGGTTGAGGGAAACGACGACGTTTCCGTATCGGGCGGCGCTACGGAGAATGTTCACGTGACCTGGGTGGAACAGGTCGAATGTGCCTCCCACATAGCAGACGCTCACGCTGCCACCCGCTCCCTCACTCCGACAGCTTCCCGCCGTGCTTTCGTCCAACCGCAGTAGTGACACATCCGCCCAATTGGGACGTATCGCGGAACCCAGTGCTTCCCTACACACGAGAGTGAACGAGAATCCGCGAGCGTTTCGTCCGACACCAACTCAATCTCGCGCAAGAGTTGGGCACGCCAGTGCTTGGGCCAATCAGTCCTGCTCTTTACGTAGGCGATGTGTCGCTCACGGCACGACGTTGTTTTCATGCCGCCACCCTCTCCTCAACCCTCACAGCTTCCCGCCACGCCGAGACGGTACGCTTGATATCCCTGTGCTCGAGCACGTACTCACGAGCCGCTCGGGCGAGCATCAGCACCTCCTCGGGACTTCTAACAAGATGCTTGACGATCTTCTTGAAGTCCCACGAATGCTCAGCAACCAAGCCGGGTGCTTCCCCATCCCACCATGGCCGGTACGGCTCCACCTTCGACACGACGACACAGGCACCACCCATCGCTCCCTCAAGCGCCTTCACGTCACTTTTACAGTCCTCCCATTCCCCCTGCCTGAGCGGACACAACATCACGTCGAGTAGACCGACATTACGCCGGTACTGGGAGAGAGAGTCAGTCCATTCGACGTGCCGGTACGGAAAACGGTAACGCGCGAAGTCCGGGTGGATCCCGATGATCACCACTTCTACGTTCGACTGTCTGCTTGCCCATTCCAGGGCGTCCAAGATCAGAGGGGCGTCGTACACGTGGGAGTCCGAGGCGGCCCAGCCGATCCGTAGAATCCCGTCCTTCTGATGCGTCGGCTCAGGCCAATCATCTGGGTCAACCGAGTTGCGGCACACGTGGATCTCCGAGTTCAGGTGTGCGTATACCTCGGCGAGTTTCGGGGTGGAGACGATCATCCCGTCCACGAACTTACTAACCTTAGAAAACACCTCGTATGAATGGCGATCGGAGCCGTCAAATCGTTCCCGCCAATCCGAAAGGTTGAGCGGCGGATGCAACAAGTAGTTGTCATCCGCTTCGGCGAGCACCCGTATCCCCTGGGATTTCATCTGCGCGATCAACAGGGCTCGGGTCGTGTTGCCCGGAAACAACCAGATAGCGGTTTCCCCCTCCTGCCTCGGGAACCGGTACTCGCCTTCCTGGTCTCCAGGTTGCAGGTCCGCGGGAGTCAGTTTCACTACCGTGCCCGGCAAGTGACGGGCAGGCAGCCTGGCCCGGTAGTAGTTGACGCCGGCTGTCGCCTGTGCCCAGTACGTGGCTAGCGAGTCGGTCAAGCAGTGACCTCCACCCCATCCTCCTCCGGCACCCGCACCAACTCCTCCAAGGCTTCGAGGACTTCCTGACGGTTCAGGTTCTGCCGTTCGTAGGCGAGCACATCATCCGGCGAGTACCCGTCCTCGCGAACCTTCGCGACGATCGACTCTGCGACCATCTCCACCGTCCGTCGGCCCGCCGCCCGCAACTCGTCATACCGGGGCCACGGCTTCCCGACCTTCGGCTGCTCCACAAGCAGGAAATCACGGCCGTGCTGATCATGGGAAATCAACAGTTCCTCCACCCGTGCGCGCAACTTCGGATCCTGAATCTGGTGCGTGTCGAACGTACCAATCCTGTCGTCGTTCGACACCGGGGTCACCATGTCGTCCCGTAGTCGACCACCCTTATTGAGCGCCGCACCGAACCTGTCGTACGCAACCTGCTTCTCGAAATCGGTGTAGTCGTTTCGCTGGAATTTCGCGACGAATCCGCGGGGGAACTCCGTCTCAGCACGCTCCTTCGGCTTCACCTGCATCGACCCGTCCGCGAGCCGTTCCACCTCCTCATGCACCAGCACAATCCTGTAGTTCGCGTGCGGACTGATAAATCTCATCGAGCTCTCCCTTCGTTCGGGAACGAGAGAGGGGCCAGAAGGCCCCTCTCGTCGTCCTAGTTCTTCCCGATCGCTTACGTAGCGGAGTACGAGGTGACGTTCTTCAGGATTCCATGAGCCTGCTGCTGTCCGAACTCCAGGCTCAGAGGCGAGTAGAACTCGTCCGCCTGCGCCGTCGCCGACGGCTCCTGGATCTTCCTTCTAAGTGACCCGATCGGCCAACCCCGGAACGGCCGCAGCCGCACCTTCGCCATGTCGATCAGGAACCCCCACGTACCGTAGTTCGACCCGGTCGCGTTGAGATCCGACCACTCCTTCTTGACGATGATCGGAATGTTGCCACCGTATGTCGAGTCGATCCACCCGTTGACCTTGACCCCGAACTTCTGGGTTCCACCGTCACGCGGAGCCCAGATCCCCCGGTACATCTGGGAGAGGACCGTTGCGACCGTGGGAGCGCAGAAGAACACGGGATCTTCGGCGTAGCCGAGAGGACCCTGAAGGAACGTGTCCATCTCCGCTGGCGTCAGAGCACCACCCGCAGACGTGATGTTCGTCGAGATGAACTCGACCGCACCACCGCAGGAGCCACGCACACCCGCGCTGTTGTAGTCGCGAGCCCCCCAGAACAGGGTGGACTCGATCGACTGCTTGTGCTCGACGCCCTTGCGGACGATCTCCTTCTCCGGCTCCCGGCCACCGTACAGCTCGTTGCCGATCTCGATGAACGACGTGAGCATCGGGTGGCGGATCTCCTGCACGTAGTTGTACCCTCGGACGCGCTGCGTGTACCGGTTGACACCGGACGAGGCGCCCTGCGTGTAGGCGTTGCCGACAACGAGGATCTTTGCCGCTGACGTTGCGGACGCGGCTGCGGTGCCACCCCAGGTGCGGGTGACGGCAGCCGAGTTGGCCGAGACGCCGGTGACGAGCAGGCCCTCGCCGGTCTCCATGACGCGGAGCACGTCGTTGATCTGAAGAACGGTGTTGCCTTCCCCTGTGGTGACGGTGATCGCGGTGGCGGCCGACGTTGCGGACGCTGCGAGACCCGTCGTTCGGGGGGTGTACTGCTCCTCGAGCCAGTCGATGACTTCCCTAGTGGCTTCCTTACGGCTGATCTCCATGAGCATGGTCGTGAACTGCGTGCGGTCCTCCTGCAAACGGTGGATCCGCTCGGACATGTCGACGACGAGCTCGTTGGAGAGCACCTGTTCGTTGGTGATTAGTCCTGTTTTGATCGTTGCCATGATTGTTTCTCCGTTCGGTTCGGCTAGTGCTTCCTATGTCGGCCGACCGGACGTGTCGGAAACCGGGTCGCTCAGCGTTGGCTGAAGCCGGTTTCCTGGTCCCAGAGGTCGTAGAGCCGTTGTGTGTCCGCCGGTGTCTGCTGCCCGGTCCCCTGGGGGACCTGGGTTGCTGAGGCGACGGTTGCTGCGACGCGCTGCGCCAATGAGTCTGCCTGCGGTGAGGGTGCTGACTCTGGTGCTGGGGGCTGGCCGGGTGTGCCGACCATGCCGCGCGCCATGTAGTAGAGGGTCTCGAAGACCCGTTCCTTCTGCTCCTGGGATCCCTGCTGGAGGGGCATGAGCAGCTCGGGGGCTCGTTCCGCGGCGGAAGCCATCGCTTCCTGCAACTGGTCGAACTCCGGCAGCTTCGCACGGGCCGAGTTCCACGCGGACGTGAGCGTCTGCTGATGGTACGTCGTCTGCATCGGCTGGATCACCTGCTGCACGAGCTGCTGCTGGTTCTCAGCAACAACCCTCCTGGCGTGCAGGTCGAGGGCGGCGAACTGGTTCTCGGTGGCGAGAGTCTCCAGTGACCGCTGGTACAGCAGCTCGTTGCCGGTTTGCATTGCGTACACGGCGGCGCCACGAGGGTCACGTTCGATCCAGTCCTCGATGTCCGCCTCGTCGTACTGCGGTTGCTGAGGTTGCTGGGCCTGCTGGCGGGCCAGGCCGAGCTCGTTGCCCATCTCCCCCAACTTGGACTGAAGTTCCCCGTAGGCGCGCTCTAGCTCCTCCGGCGTCTTGTACTTGCCGGCCAGCAGCTTGGCGCCCAGGCTGCGGATCTCAGCGGACTGATCGGGCTCGTCAGGTTCCGCCTGTGGCGGCTGCTCACCCGGCGCTTCGTCCGGTGTGATCTCCTGTGCGGGTGCCCCAGTGGGGGCCGCCAGGTCGAGGCCCTCGAGGAAACGGGCCTCCTCGTTCTCAGTGACGCTCACGACGTCCCCTTCCCGTTGACATCACGCAACGTGTCCTCAAGTCGCTTCTCGGCCTTCTCAGGGGTATCGAGAAGCGTGAACACACCATCCCAGAACCCGTGCTCGTAATCAGCCTTGCGCTGGTCGATCGGCTCGAAGGTGCGGATCACGGACCGGCCGACCAACAGGGCTTTCTGATCACGGATGTTCTCGTAGTAGTGACGCAAATCCGCCCAGGACGGGTGCTGCTTCAACGCAGCCAACCTAGACGTTTCCGTCACTTCAGGTGGGGTGAGCAGCCGGTTACGCATTCTTGGTTCCTCCGCGCATCGCCATCGCCCGTTGCAGGAACTGCTGCCCCGACAGGCTCGTTCGGTTCGACGGGCTGGCAGGCCCGTACGCTGACGGGGCCGTCACCCCCATGTTCGGCTGCCCGTTCGGCCCAGGAGACGCCCCAGGAGGCTGCTGTGAAGCCTGGGGAGGCATTCCCGGCGGCCCGGATGGCTGCCCTTGCAGCTGGGGTGGCGGGGTAGCGGAGAAGTACCGTTCGAGGTCATCGACCTCCCACTCGCGTAGATAGTCCTCCGCGAAAGCGCGCATGTTCCACGGGTTCCCTGTCTGATGCATCACCGGGGCTGTTTGCGCCGCAACCTGAAACTTCGCCTGCGCCTCAGCCCGCCGCTCCTGCCGCATCATGCTCTCGTTCACCGGATCAACGTTCACATGAAACTCACCTTGGATCTCATCGGGGAACACCTCACGGAACGCCTGCGCCCCATCAGCCCCAACGATCGACACCAACCGGGGTTCGCGCATGAACTGCTGCAACAAACCAACCCACTGGTTGGCTGTGCGCTCGTCATCCCAGGCGATCTGCTGCTTCTGCGCCGCCACCATCCGCTGAGCGATCGTCGTCACAATCGACACGCCCGTCGCCGTCTTCTGATCCAACGTTTGGGTTGCAACCCCGGACATGAACGGCATCCCACCCGACACGTTCTGCATGTCACCCTTCGTGTCCGCCATCACCTGCGTCAACATCCCGATCATGCTCGCATCAGGATGAAACTGCGTCACAGCCTCCGAAGCGTTACCCCCAGGGATAGGCCACATCGCCCCTGGATAGAACTCCAACACGTCCCGGTCGACCATGTCCTCCCGGTAGGCGAACACCGGGCCGCCCAACAGCATTGCTGCGTCCATCCGCATGTTCATCACCTGCCAGATGTACTGCTGCAACGCAATGATCTTCTCGACAATCGAGATGCCAGGAATCCGAAACAGATCGGGGCTCGTGGTAAGCACCGTGAATGGGTACTCACCATGGGAGAACACGTCCGTGCGGTCGGACAACAGCACCTTGCGGTCAGCGACGGTGACAGTCCGAACCTTCCCGTCCTCCTTCGCCCAAAACTCGAGGATCTCAACCCGATCCTTCCACCTCTTGTCCCGGTCCAACTCCTCGTCCAGGTTCGTGAACTCATCCTGAAACCCTGAGCCTTTCTCATCACGGGAGAGCTGGTCGACGTTCTGGTACAAGCCCAACCTTTCGGCCGCCTTGATCTCCTCCATCGTCGCCGCCACCCTGTGACAAACCCATGGGGACTTCTGGATCTCGACCGCCCCCTCCTCCCAGAGGAAATCCTCGACCCGGATCACCTCCGTCGTCGGATCATCCTTGACCAGCTTCTCCTCCGGGGTGTCCAACCCCTTGAACGCGGTCGTCCAGTAGCTCTTGCGGACGCTCATGCCCTTGATCGCGCACTGCTGAATGTGCTGACGACGCTTCTGCGAGTAGTCATCCTGATCCTGCTCGTAACTGAGGAGGATTTCGAGGGCTCTGGCACCCTGACCCATCCGGACAAGCTCGGCCGGGTCAGCCATCGACGGGCGCGCACGACACATGAACCTGATCCGGTCATCCGCCAGGTTCGCAACAACCCCGTCGACGATCTGCATGATGAACGGCGGGAACAGCTTCGACTGCCAGTCGTTCGCGTCATCCGCAGGCTTGACGATCGCGTAATACGCTTCCATCCGCTCCTGCCACTCCCGACACAGCTTCTCGTGACCGCCCTTTCGTTCGCTGTAAGCCTTGAGAACGCGCTGAACGCCGTCGTCACGGGTAGAACGAGCCATCTACCCCATCCCTCCCGGCATCCCGCCGCCCTGCATCCGCATCAGCACCTTCTGCGCCGGAGACACCCCCAACGCGGCGTCACCTTCCTTCTGATCCTTCGCCAGAAGTTGCTGCAACCCGGCCAGAAACTTCAGCGCGGCCGCCTTGTCCTCCTCATCAGGCTCGGCGCGTGCGTAGAGCTGTAGGTGTTCCATCGCGGCTTTCAGGTGCTCGAGCGCCTGCGTCTCCCCGCCACCCTGCGGAGCCGGCGGTCCGGGTGGGGGACCCATCAACCCGGGCGGAGGACCGCCCATCATCGGCATCTGACTCATCAGAACCTCCTCATGCAGCAACCTTCTGCCACGGATACGAAGCCCTGTACGGACGCTTACCCCGACGCTTACCCCGAACGTCATCAGCGTGCTGCCCGTACTGACGGAACAACTCGGTGGTGATCGCCGCAGCCATCACCCGATCATCGTTACAACCATCCTGCGCCCTAGGCGACGGATGCGTAGGGCGTCTGACGAACGTACCGAGTTCACCCAACAGACCGTCTGTGACCCACGGAAACGCCTTCTCCCTGATTGCCCTTTGCAAGCCTTCGAGGACTAGCGGTCGGGTCTTGACGTTCATCGGGAACCCGAATGGCTTATGCTCAGGCACATCCCCCCGTGAGAACTGACGGTGACGGTACTGCGACGGATATGCCGGCCGTCCCTCCTTGCCGTCACGAAGGAAGATGATCACCGGCTCACCGAATCCACCACCCGTCTCGACGGCGATCAGGGCCGAGTTGTAGTAGCGGCCCAGGTAGTGCAACTGCTCCGCGTAGACGTCAGCGTCACACTTCCCGTGAAACTCGGCGCACAAACTCATGTTCGACAAGTCGATCACGTAAGCGGCCGAGTAGTCCTGGCCGCGACCCGTAGCAACGTCCGCTCCGATCGCGTACTTGTGATCCTCCTGGGGCTCCCCGAACACCCGGATCAAGCCAAGATCATGCTTCGCCCGCATAGACTTACGCGCCGACACCCGTTCCCAGTTGAACCGGTACAACGGCTTCGACGTCGCCTCAGCCTCATACCAAGAGAGTGCCTCCTCGTCGAAATACACGTTCTGCGTCAACCGGAAAGCCTCCCGCGGTGAGGACGGGTACTCGCGGCCCCTCCTCACAGAGTCAGGGATCGCCATCACCTCACGGTCGTAGAACGCCTGATCCCGATCAGGGTGCGTCTGCCACCCGTAGAAGCGATTACCGACACCTACAGCGTCAGCGGTCGCCCAGATCCGGTGAAAATGATTACCCTCCCCCGTCTCTTCATTGCTGACACCGTTCGCCGTCGAAATCACAAGGATCCGGCCACCCTTCGCCGCCGTCGGCAACGCCGCCGTGTACGTGTCAGCCGCATACTCGTGAAACGCGAACTCGTCCAAGATCACCAACGCCGCAGTCTCAGACCTACCAGCCTTCGGAGTCGACGGAAGGCCGAGCACAGTCGACAGCTTCCCGTTCCGATGCCGCACCTCGATCGTGTCCGACGGCTCAGCGTCCCGAGCTGGCTTCACAACCACCACACCGTTCCGCAAATGCTCCGGTAGCGACTGAAACTGCACCCACACCTTCCGAATCACCTTCTGCGCCTCCATCTGATTGAACGACACAACCAGAGAGCGCGTACCCGGCCGGTACAACAAGTGCCACAGCGCGAGGCCGGCAGCAAGCCAACTAACCCCGAGCTGCCGAGCTTTCAACACAACCGTCTTCGGGTTACTGAGCCACCAGTCCAGCAGGTCCCGCTGCCAGTACCAACCATGCTCAGGATCGTCAAGGTGGAACTCGAACTCGTCACCGATCTCCGTATCCAAACAATGAACATGACGGAGCAACCCGGCCGGGTGCTCCCTGCACTCACGGATCTGCTCCAGCTCAGCCAGGGCAGCCTTGACCGCCAGGAACTCATCCTGGAAGTCAGGCGCCAGAACGACCGTCACAGGTCCGTGATCGCCTCCCCCAACAACCCCCGCGACCGCCACTGCGTCTGATCAGGATGACGGGTGTAAGTGATCCAATGCATCCCATCGTTACCCATCCACTCACACACCAAATAGAAACCAGTCAACACCCCACCATCCGGGGGTTCCTCATCCACAGAGTCATCCGAACGAGAGAACAAATCCGAATCTATCCCCTGCAACAACTCCCGCACCTGCTCCGCAGTCTGACGAACCTTCTGCTCACTCACAGCAACGCACTCGGCGTAGTCGGAGACGCAGCCAACGCCAACAACCGACGCCGATCCTCATCAGAAAGAGTCTTCCACGGAGCAAAATTCGGCTCAGCCCAGAAGTCAGGAAACATCGACTGCCCTGTTTGGAACGGGCTCTCAGACACCTGATACTGCTCGATCTGCCCCGTCACCGGATTCCTACGCACACGGGTCCCTGACACCAACCCGGAGGCGTTCGAGCTGCCCTCACCCGGATACCCGTACGCCGACCACCTGTTGTAAAGGCCTCCGCCAAGACCCTTGCCGAGCGCAAACGGATCAGACACCCCCGTAAGACCCTGCGCGCTCAAGACACCAGCCCCCACCTGCTGCGGCCCCCCCGTCATCCCCTGCACCGGACTCCTCGTATAGTTCTGCGTCTGAGGGTTCCAAACCGGCGACCCAAACGTCAACCCGGCCTCGAACCCCTCCGGCGGAGGGGTCCCAGCCGCCCGATGCGAATACGCCCAATCCAAGGGTCCAAGAGTCCTCAGCACCTCCTGCGGCGACAGGCTCCGCAGAAACGACGTCTCCCCAGCCTGCAACGACCCGAACTGCCCCAAACTATTCGGCCGAGCCCCCGGCCCATACAACGGCTCCCCCGCACCCGGCAGGCCAAGGCCGAGCTTGCCCCCCTCATCCGAAGGACGCATAATCGACGGATCAGCTAGAAGAGACACGTCAAGATACGGGATCCCCAAACCCCTGAGATCCGACTGCAACCCAGAAGCCCACCCAGGCACCAACCCCCGCCTTTGCTCCAGAACGTTCCGCACCTCGGCCGGAGACAACCTACTCTCCCGGTCAGGTGTGATCGATCCCGAAACAGTCTCCCGCAACGGGCCAGCCAAACCACCGAAAAACAAATTGAACGCAGACGGATCAGACAACCCCACCATCGACACATTCTGCAACGCCGGGTTACGCCTCACAAGATCCGTGTTACCAGCCTGATTCGCTGCCCACTGAGCAGCCCCAGCAAACTGAAAACCAAGCCCGAGCGCGTCCTTCGCGCTCTCCAACGACGCGTAATCCGTCCCAGCACGCTGATTGATCAGATGAAGCTGCCCAGCCTCCTTCGGAATCGCAGCCACATTCTGCATCTGACGAGGATCACTACCCACTGTGAACTGCTGAGTCCCAGCCCCCGTCACCCTACCCGGCTGCAAAGCACCAACCAACTTCTGACCCGAAGTAGAAGCCCACTTCACAGGCGACATCCCCATACGACCCGTGAAATCCTGCCATCTCTGCACAAACTGCTGAGGACTAAGACCCGTACCCGCAGCACCCCCCTCTCGCGTGTACTCAGCCCTCTGAGTCGGAGACAGAGACACAGGCACTACCGCTTCCCCTTACCCTTCTTCTTCCCCCGCTTCATCTTCTTCGACCCAGACCCAAACAACATTGCATCAGCCACCTTCTCAAGCTCACGCCTCATATCAGGACCCACCAAAGCATCAGTCTCATCCTTCATACGCTGAGTATCCCGCTCCATAAGATCAAGGCGCAACAAAAGAAGATCACTCTCACGACCCGACACCGCAGGTAACCCCTTCACTTTCGTCCCTTCTTCTTCGACTCAGACTTCACTTTCTCAGGCAACCGCTTACCCTTCGGAGTCCTCGCCTCAAACTCAGCCGCCAACTCAGGATGCTTCGCATGCAAAAACCGGCGCTGAGCCTTAGACTTCATGGGCACGACAAATCACACCCACTCAGAGAAGGAGGGACCCAGACAAGGGACCCGCGCGTCTTCACGAGTTCGGGGGGGTGGGGGGGGGGGGGCTGGTCGCCGACCCTGGAACTCGAGGCCTCGCG